GGCCGCATCTGTGGAGCGACTGAGCCAGGCGCTGGGCATCGCCGCCAGTGACCTGCAGAAGCTCACCTATGCGGCCAGCACCGTGAGTGTGGAAGGCGACAGTATGCACGATATGCTGGCCACGCTGACGGAAAAAATCGTGGAAGCGGACGAAGGCAGCGAGGATCTGCAGGCCATGTTCAACGCCCTGGGCGTGAGCGTGAAGAACCAGAATGGCCAGCTGAAAACCTCGGCCCAAGTCATCATGGAAATGGCTGACGCATTCGCCAAGATGGAAGATGGCAGCGTGAAAACAAAGCTGGCCATCGAACTGTTTGGCGATGAAGGCAAGCTGCTCATTCCGCTTTTGAACCAGGGCAGTGAGGGCATACGGCAACTTGGCCACGAAGCCCAAGATCTGGGCCTTGTTTTCGATCAGGCTGCCCAGGAACAGGGCAAGGCCTTCACGCAGAGCCTGCAGCGCGTGCGCGCAATCTGCATGGGGCTGTGGCAGACCATAGGGCAGAAGCTGATGCCCATTGTCACGCCGTTGCTTGAACGGCTGCGGGCATGGCTCGAGGTGAACCGCGAACTGATAGCGGGGAAAATCGCCGCGTGGGCGCAGGCCTTCGCGGACAAGATCCCTGCCATCCTGGACTGCGCGGAACGATGGCTGACCATGGGCGGCGAATTGCTGGGCTGGCTGGCAAAGTTCGCGGACATGATAGGCGGGGCCGAAACCGTTATGGCGCTGGTGGTGGCCTGGATGGGCGCGCCGCTGCTTTCCGCTCTGGCCGCCGCAGGCAAGGCGTTTCTTGCCCTGGGCGCGACCATTATGACCACGCCCGTGGGCTGGCTGCTGGCCGGGCTCACTGCTGTGGCCACACTTGTGTATCAGATCTGGAAGCACTGGGGCGATATCAAGGCCGCCGCTCACGGCGTGACCGCAGCGCAGGATAAGGCCGAGGAACTGGGCATCGATATGGAAAACGATATCGAAGCCCTGACCGACCCGGAAAACGCAGCCGCTATTTCTGCCGCCGCCACCGGCGCGCAGGATCCTGACGCGGCCAGCTCTGCGCCCGTGCCCGGACTGTTCGGGCAGCCCATACCGCAGCAGACCATGCAGGATGCGCGCGGATCCGTGCGGCCCTCTGTGCAGCGTTCCGAGCATGTGGAAAAAACGGAAATCGTCATCCGAGCCGAAAAGGGCACGGAAGTGGTGCGGATGCCGCAGGCCGAGAGTGTGAGCGTTGACCGCTCCGGCATGGGCTTCGCCGCCGCCATGGGAGGATAAAACAATGGCTCTGAGCTTGCTTTCCTGGCAGCGCGCCATGCGCAAAGCCAGCTTCCGCGGTGTGGAGTTCGGCGTTTTTTCCGCTGCGGACACTGTGGGCCGCTCCACGGTGACCCATTTTTTCCCGCAGCTCGATACACCGTACAGCGAGGATATGGGCAAGGCTGCGCGCAGCATACGCGTGCAGGCCTTCCTCACGGGAAACGATTACATGCAGCGGCGCGACCGCCTGCTGGAAGCCCTGGAAAAGCCCGGCCCTGGCGAGCTGGTGCATCCCTGGATGGGCACATTCTATGTGGCGCAGGAAGCACCGGCCCGCGTGCAGCACAGCGCCGCCGATGGCGGCATGTGCATGGTGGAAATGGCGTTCGTGCGCGTGGCGCGTGGACAGACCCTTTCCGCTAAAGCCAACCTGGCCAGCCTTGTGCAGGAACGTGCCGCGATCTGTTCCGGGCTGGCCACAGTTCTGGCCGATTCCCTGAACATCGCAGGACAGACCGCATGGGTGGCGCAGCAGGCCGAAGCTGCGTTGGGTGACATGCTGGACGCTATCCAGACCACCATCGGCGTGGACGTGGCAGGACTCACCGGCTGGGCCATTGGCGAAAGCTCCGGCTGGCTGGCCACGATCATGGAAGGCAAGCAACTCGGCCGGAACATCGCCGCGCTGTTTTCCGCAGCCTCTGCTTCATTGCCCGAGGCCGCCACCTCGGCAACGGCAAGCGGACAGGCTACCGCCGAGAGCCGCGGCGCAAGCCCGGAACTGATGGTCAGCCTGGCAAAACAGGCACCCTTATCGGAAGATGTGGGCCGTAACATGGGCACAAGTTCCACCGTGGCATATCAGAATGCCGCCATCATTTCCGCTGTGTGGCGAGAGTTCGCCACCGTGGAAGCGTGCCGTGTGGCCGCCAACTACACGCCCACATCTTCCAGGGAAGCCGCGCAGGAAATGGAACTGATACTTGAAGCCGTGGACACGGTGCAGCTCGAATGCGATGACGATGCCTTTGCCGCCTTCGCTGATCTGCGCGCGGTGACCGTGCGCGCTATGGCCGAAAAAGCAGGCCAGGCTCCTGAACTGATAGTCGTGCGTGAAGCCCAGAGCGTGCCCTCACTGGTGGCCGCATGGCGCTGGACTGGCGACATATCGGCCGAAGCCGACCTGATCCAGCGCAACGGCGTGACACATCCGGGCTTTGTGGGCGGCGGCACGGATCTGGAGGTGGTCAATGTCTAGCGGATCCGAAAACGTGCATCTGCTCATCGATGGCGTGGAATGGCGGGGCTGGAAGTCCTGCCAGGTGCTGCGATCCATCGAGGCGATGGCTGCCGCCTTTTCCTTCGGCGTGGCCGACCGCTGGGAGACGGGCGCGCCTTCCGTGCCCTTCGCACCAGGTATGCGCTGTTCCGTCATCGCGGGCAGCGACTACCTGGCCACCGGCTGGCTGGACAGAGTACAGGCCAGCCTTTCCGCTGGCGACCACGGCACCACCATTTCAGGCCGCGATGCAAGCGCCGATCTGGTGGACTGTTCGGCTGTGCATTCTCCGGGCAGCTGGAAGAACATGGGGCTGCTGGATCTGTGCAGCGAACTGGCCGCGCCCTTTTGCGTGCCCGTCACGCTGGAAGGTGCGAGCGGCGCACCCTTTTCATCCTTCGCCATCCAGCCCGGTGAAAGCACCGCAGAGGCGATGCAGCGGCTTTTGAAGCAGCGCGAACTTCTGGCCGTGCCGGACGGCAAGGGCGGCATTCGCCTGGCCAAGATAGGCCAGCGCATCATTTCCACAGTGCTGGAGCAGGGGAGAAACGTGCTTTCCTGTTCCGTCACCCTGGACGCATGCAAGCGTTTTTCCCGCTACATCGTGAGCGGACAGCAGAAGGGCACAGACGCGGTTTTCGGCAAGGCGTGCTCTGTGCGCGGTGAAGTGACCGATGCCCAGGTGACGCGATACCGGCCGCTTTTCATCCAGGCCAGCCAGCAGGGGGCCGCAGGCTATATGCGGCAGCGCGCCGTGTGGGAAAAGACCACACGCAGAGCGGAAGGGCTCACCGTGAGCGTTTCCGTGCAGGGCTGGCGCGATGATGAAGGCAGACTGTGGGAACCTGGCACCATGGTGCAGGTACACCTTCCCGCCTTCAACCTGACGCAGCCCTTGCTCCTGGCCTCTGTGAGTTTTTCCAAGTCTGCCAGCGGCACGCTTGCCGATCTGGAATTGCGAGATCCTGCCGCTTTTGCACAAGAGCCCGAAGATCCGACCGCGACCACGGACGCTTCCACCTATTGGAGCAAGGCCGTCAAGTCTGCGGCCAAGTCCGGCGAAAAAGCCAAAGAGGAATTTCTCAAATGATGGATGACGGCAAGCGACTGGCCAGGAACGGCATTTCGCGTGGAGTGCTCACCCTGATTGACGATGAAGGCAAGATGCAGCGCGTGCAGGTATCCATCCTGGACGGCGAACTGGCTGACGATGTGGAACGCTTCCAGAACTACGGCTTTACATCCGTACCCGAAGCCGGGGCCGAAGCCACCGTGGTTTTCATCGGCGGCGACAGAGGGCACCCCGTTGTGGTGGTGGCCGATGACCGCCGCGTGCGGATGGCAGGCCTCGAGCCTGGAGAGGTGGCCGTGTATCACCGCAACGGCGATTTCATCCACCTGAAAAACGGCAACGTCATGGAAGTGAGCACAAGGCGGCTGACCATAAAGGCAGCCGATTCCATGACCATCGACACAAAGCAGCTCACCGTGACGGCCAGCACCGGCATCCTGGTGAAAACGCCGTCCCTTGCTTCCCAGAATACCAGCGGCGGGGCTATGGCTGCCAGCGTCACGGGCTCGATCACGACCAGCCAGGGCGATATCGTGGCCGATGGCATCAGCCTGAAAACTCATACTCACCCGGGCGATTCCGGCGGCACTACGGGGGCACCGAATGGCTAGAGACATTCTTTTGACGCAGATTTCCGCAGGCGTTTTTGACCTGCTCACACAGGACGATGACCTGGTGGGCGATGAGAGCCTGGGCACGGCCGTGCTCATAAGCCTGTTTACCGATGCCAGGGCAGACGCTGACGATCTGCCGCCCGAGTGGAAGGATCCGCGCGGCTGGTGGGCCGATGCCATGCTGGCCACAGCGTCCCGCGACTTCCAGGGCGTGGGCTCGAGGCTCTGGCTGCTGGCACGGCAGAAGCAGACCACGGAAGTGGTGGCCAGGGCCGAAGATTATGCGCGGCAGGCTCTGCAGTGGCTCATCGATGACGGCATAGTTTCGGCCGTGAACGTGACCGCTGATGCTCCGAGCATGGGCCTGCTCACGCTCGAGGTGGCCGTGACGCACACCGACCCGAAGGCCACCCAGCGCAGCACATCGCGCTGGACGATCAGCATGGACGAACAGCAAATCAGCATGAGGGCAGCAGTATGAGTTTTTCCCGTCCTTCTCTTTCCACCCTTCGCACGCGCATCGCGGCCGATATTTCCGCAAACCTCCTGGACGGCGGCAGCCTGAAACCGCGCTCCGTTCTGGGCGTGCTGGCCTATGTGTGGGCCGGTGCCTGTCATCTGATGTATGGCGCGCTGCAGTGGTATTTTTCCCAGTTCTGGGCCGAGAGCGCGGAAAGCACCTATCTCGAGATCAAGGCCAAAACGTGGGGCATTACCCGCAAGGCCGGTGCGAAGGCCACAGGATCCGTGACCTTTTCCGGCGAAGGCATAGTGCCTGCGGGCAGTTCGCTGCGCTCACCTTCCGGCGTGCTCTATACACTCGACAATGACACCATGGTGCCAGGCGTGGGCACGCTCACCGCTATGGAAACGGGCACGGCTGGCAACCTGGCTGCAGGCGCACAGCTCACCCTTGTGCAGCCCGTTGAAGGCGTGCAGGGTACGGCAGTATCCGGCGCGCTGACCGGCGGCGCAGACATCGAAAGCGATGAAAGCCTGAGATCCCGCCTTATCGCCGCACTGCAGGCACCGCCGCATGGCGGCAGCCAGTCCGACTATATCACCTGGGCGCGCGAAGTGCCCGGCGTGACCCGCGCATGGTGTTATCCGCTTTACCTGGGCCTGGGCACTGTGGGCGTGACCTTCGTTGCCGACAATCAGGCTGACAGCATCATTCCCAGCGCCGCGCTTGTGGCGCGCGTGCAGGATCACATCGACCAATATAAGCCCGTGACGGCATCCGTCACCGTATTCGCGCCGCAGACGCTTGCCGTGGATATCACCCTGATTGCAACGCCGAACACCGCCGCCGTGCGCAACGCGATCCAGGCCGAACTTTCCGACCTGTTCGTGCGCGAAGGCGAGCCCGGCGTGACCATGCTGCTTTCGCATATCGATGAAGCCATCAGCGTGACCACCGGCGAAACCGACCATGTGCTCATATCGCCCACGGAAAACATCGTGCCTGATGTGGGCGTCATCCCGGTGCTGGGCACCGTGACCTTCCAGGGGGTGGAATAATGGCCAAGAGCATTGAACAGTACGCGGCCATGCTGTGCCAGCTGCTGCCGCGCGGCAGCCTGTGGCACGCGGAAAAGGACACACAGCTGCGCAAGCTGATGACCGCACTTGCCGCCGAGCTCACGCGCCTGGAAGGCGATGCGGAACGCCTTCTGCGCGAACTCGACCCGATGAGCACCATTGAAGCGCTCGAGGACTGGGAAAGGGAACTGGGACTGCCTGACGAATGCCTGGGCGAAAGCGAAGGCCTGGCCGCTCGGCGTGAAGCCGTGGTGCGCAAACTGCAGCGCGGCGGCCTGATGAATGTGCCATATTACATTTCTCTGGCCAAAGCCCTGGGATATGATGATGTGTCCATTTCCAGCGTGCAGCCCTTCCGTGCGGAAGTGTCCCGTGCCGAAGATCCCGTGTGGAGCGACAGCGTTGCCAATGTCTTTTATGTGTCTGTGGACGGCACCGGCAACGCCCAGCGCTTCCATGCCGGAACCAGCCAGGCCGGTGACTATCTGAGCTATGCAGGCGACACCGTGCTTGAATGTATCATCAACCAAGAGAAACCGGCGCACACGCAGGCCGTGTTCCAGTATCTCGACAACTAAGGGGGAAACCATGCAGAGAGTGCAGGCCACCTATAACGTGCAGGCCATGCCCGCGTATGATGACAGCTCGATCCAGCCCGGATACTTCCAGGACGGCGAGCCTGTCCAGGGCACCATCGGCACCATCGTGCCAGCGTCCTGGCTGAACGGCGTGCAGGAAGAACTTGTGGCCGTCATAAACGAGGCGGGGCTCACCCTGGACGGCACGGACAACACACAGCTTTTGCAGGCGCTCAGGATCCTGATGTGGCAGTCCATCTATCCCGTGGGCGCAATCTATATCAGCACCGTTTCGACCAGCCCTGCCACCCTGTTCGGCGGCACCTGGGAGGCCATGGGCGGCCGCTTCCTGATAGGCGCGGACAGCACATATCAGGCGGGCAAGGCTGGCGGCTCTGCCACGCACACGCTGACGGCGGCCGAGATGCCCAGCCATGGACACAGTGGAAGCGCAGGATATGGCGGCGAACACAGCCACAGCGCCACCAGCGACACGACCGCGAACCATACCCACACGCGTGGCACGATGGAGATCACCGGCACCATATCCACCGGCGCGCGCTGGTATAATCCTGCGGGCACAGGCGCTTTCTACAGCTGGCACACCGGCGACCAGGACGGCGATACCTCGGGCAGCGGTGGCAAGATTTTCAACTTTGCGGCGTCCAAGTCCTGGACGGGCGCAACCTCTGCCGCTGGCCAGCATTCCCACAAGGTCACCGTGACCCAGGGCGGCGCGCATAATCACAGCGTGAGCGTGGGCAATACCGGCGGCGGGCAGCCACACAACAATATGCCGCCTTACCTTCCCGTGTATATGTGGGAACGTACAGCATAAGGAGATCCGACAATGCAGAGAATACAGGCACCCGGCAACGTGAGCACGAAACCGGCACTGACAGAGCGCACGCAGTCGCCTGGCTATTTCCACCATGGCGACCCTGCCAACGGCCAGCAGGCCACGCTTGTGACCGCCGACTGGCTGAACATGGTACAGGAAGAGCTTGTGGCTATCGTTACCGCTGCGGGCATAGCTTTGAACGCGGAAAACACGGCCCAGGTGCGCGCTGCCATCGAGAAACTGATTCAGAACGGCAGCACGTCACTGTCCACGGAACTGAAAGCCTTGATTTCCACGGCCCAGAGCACCGCGAACACGGCGAAAACCAATGCGGCCACGGCCCAGAGCACCGCGAACACGGCGAAAACCAATGCGGCCACCGCGCAGAGCACCGTGGACACCCTGGCCGCCAACGTGTGCGCGAACAATGCCGCCGCGCATAATGCGATCTACCGCGGCAAGAACCTGACCAGCATTTATACGCTGGATCAGCTTTCCGCAAAGGTGGCCGCCGGTGATTTTTCTGACCTTTTCATCGGTGATTACATCGAGAAAAGCATAACCTCGAGCTATGGCACGGAAACGGTGCGTTTCCTGTTCGCAGGCTTCGATACCTACATAAACAAGGGCGACACGGCCTTCACAAAGCACCATATCGCCATGGTGCCCGAAGATTGCTTTGCGAACTCGGCGCAAATGAATGCCACGAATACCACCGAGGGCGGCCTCAAAGGTTCGGCCATGTGGACGACCGTGCTGCCCGCCTATGCCACAGCCCTGACTAATGCCTTCGGCAGCCACCTGGCCACGCATCGGTATCTGATCACGAACGCTGTGAACACCTCGCTGCAGTCCGGCGCTGGCGCTGGATGGGGTGGCGCTTCTTCCGGCTGGGAATGGGTGGACGCAAAATGTCGGCTTATGTCCGAGGTGGAAGTGTACGGTACCCGCGTTTTCAGTTCGTCTTTCCACGATGTGGGCGCAGCCAATAACCAGCTGCCGCTTTTCAGGCTGGCGCAGGATAAGATGGTGGCAGGCCTGGGCCTCAACAGCTCCCGCGCCAACTGGTGGCTGGGCGCTGTGGCGAGCGGCACGGCCTTCGCCAATGTCCACAGCTACGGCCGTTCCCACGCGAACGGCGCGTCCCGCTCGGATGGCGTTCGTCCCGTTTTCCTGTTCGTCTAATCCAGCATCTGCAATCCCCGCCCCTGCGAAGGGGCGGGCCTGAAAGAGTTCTTTATGTCCGTTCCTGTCAGCAAAAGAAGCCTTTCCGAGATGGAGTTTTATCACACCGCCGTGAAGCTGCGCGTCATGCTCACCGAATGGCTGCTGCGCGACTTCGGCATCAAGCGGAAGGTGCGCCAGGCTTCGGCTTTGGCCAAGTCCTGCCGGATGGAAGCCCAGGACGCGGAACAGTTTCTTGCTCTACTGGAAAAGTACACGCTCACAAACACGCTGGCAGAAGATTATCCCAGCTGGTGGCTCATCGAACGCAGGCGCACCATTGACAGGATTTGCGCCACGATGATGCAGAACATCCGCGCGGCTAACTCCATTCGGGTGACCACCGAGGCCGAATACCACGAACGCCGCATCCTGCAGGATAGGGCCATCGGCAACGCGGATCAGCTTCTCGAGGAACTGCAGTACGTCATCGCCGTGCTGCATCGCACCCTGGGCGTGGACGTGGACAAATATCTGCCCTTTGCCGACCTGATACAGAAAGAGATCCTGCTGCTGAAAGGCTGGCGCAAGTCTGGAAACAGGAAGCTGACCGAGCTGCGGCAGCACAAGAGCAAGGGCTAGAAATACGGGTGCCTTTTGTTTTCGCGCCAACTGGTGGCTGGGCGCTGTGGCGAGCGGCACGAACTTCGCCAATGTCAACAGCAACGGCAATTCCAACGCGAACAACGCGTCCAACTCGAATGGCGTTCGTCCCGATTTCCCGCTTCTGCCCTATGTGTAGGACTGAGATCCGAGGCAGATAACAGGAAAGGAAAAGGCATCCTTCCCTGGACGGTCACCCCGTCCACGGGTAAAAACCGCGGCCGATGTGATTGGATTCGTCCAGTATCACTAACCACGGCCGCCATTTTTCGAGGCAAGGCATGGGAAAGCATCTACAGCGCACCGCCAGCGGCACGGCCCTTTACGCTGCGGCCCTGGCTGCCATGAAGCAGAGCCAATGGAAGGCCAGCACGCAGCGCTTTGAAATGGACTTCCTCACGCGGATCAGCGCGCTGCAGAAGGCCTTGCTTTCCGGCACCTATGAGCAGCGGCCCTTTTTCGAGTTCACGCTGCATGAACGCGGCAAGATCCGGCACATCCGCAGCATGCACATCGATGACCGTGTGGTGCAGCGTTCTGCCTGCGACAATGTGCTGACGCCCACGATCCGGCCGCAGCTTGTGTATGACAACGGCGCAAGTCTCACCGGCAAGGGGATCAGCTTCACGCGGCGCAGGCTGCACGCGCACCTGGAACAGTATGTGCGCCGCCACGGGCCTGACGGCTTTGTGCTGGTGCTCGATTTCAGCAAGTTCTTTGACAACATCGCCCACGCGCCGCTTCTGCGCATGCTCGAGCCTATCCTGCGCGATGATGAAATGCTCGACCTGGTGCGCCGCATGGTGGCCACCTTCCGCGTGGACGTTTCGTACATGAGCGAGGAAGAAGCAGAGGCTGCCTTGTGGAAAGTCTGGGATTCCGTAGCCGATGAGCGCATACCTGCCGAGCTGAAAACCGGCCGCCGCTTTCTGGCCAAGTCTCTGGGCATCGGCGCACAGATCAGCCAGGACTTCGGCGTGTTTTATCCCACACCGCTCGATATCTATTGCAAGGTCATCATGGGGCTGCGCTACTTCGGCCGGTACATGGACGATGTTTACATCATCCACCACAACAAGAGGCGGCTGCAGCTTGCCCTCGAGGGGCTGCGCGGCCTGGCCGTGGGCTATGGCCTGCACATCAATGAGCGGAAAACGCACATCATACCGCTGCGCCGTGGCTTCACCTTCATGCAGGTGAAGTACCAGGTGCGGCCGGACGGCAGGATCACGCGCCGCCTGAAAGGTGACCGCTTCACGCGCGAACGGCGCAAGCTCAAAAAGTATCGCCGCCTTCTGGACGCCGGACGCATGACCAGAAAGGACATTTCTAATGCGTACCAGTCCTGGCGCGGCAATATGCGCGGCTTTGCCTGCCGCCGTTCCGTCCAGTCCATGGATGCGCTGTACCGCAGCCTTTTCGTTGAACGCTAACCAAAGGGAGATGAGAACATGAGCGAAAAAAGACAGGCCATTCATCAGGAGATCTGCAACCTGACCGCAGACCTGGAAAGCAGCGCGTCCAGCATAGGCGACTGGAAGCTGGCAAAGTACCAGGAATTTTTACTTGCCGGGAAGGAAGCACCCTACGACATCCAGGAACTGCACGCCAAGCGTCAGGCCGTGCGCGACCGCATAAACGAACTGCGCGCCCAGCTGGACGCGCTCGAGGAAGCCGAGGTGTGAGATGTATTTCCAGCCGAAGCCGCAGAATGACGGCACCATCGGCCAGGGCGTGCGCTTCGAGCGCATCCGCCGCATTACCGGCTACCTTGTCGGCACGCTCGACCGCTTCAATAACGGCAAGGCCGCCGAAGAACGCGACCGGGTGAAGCACGCCAATATGGACAAGTGGGAAAAGTAGGCCACGCCAAAAAAAAAGAGCCCTCGGGGGAGATCCCGAGGGCTTTGCTGTTTTCTACAGGTAGGAAAGGGCAGTCGCCTTTATCTGTTCCGCGTATTTGTAAATGTCATTCAGCGAATCAATCTTATTGCGCGTTTCGTTGCGTTCCGCATCGAACGTGCCGAGGTACTTCACCGATTCCGCATTGAAGTGCAGTCTGGCCAGAGGCCTGCGGCCGTTGTCATCGAGCAGGATGCCGCAGTAGGATTGCCGGTCACGCATGGTCACGCGGGCAGGATCCACAACCTCACGCAGGATTGCCTTGACGATGAAGTAGGCTTCCATTTCTTCCTGCGTTGTCTCGATGGCCGGCTTTTCCGCTTCCACAGGGGCTTCCTGTACCGTTGCCACCTGTTCCTGGACAGGTGCGGCCGCTGGCGCGCTGCTCATTTCCGCAACGCCCTGGATGCGCTCCAAGAGCACGCCGTTTATATACTTGTCGAAAGCCTGTTTTACCACCGGCCGGAAGGCTTCGAGCACGGCGGCACGGATGGGGCCGGAAACCACCTTTGCGGCAAAAAGTTTCACCAATTCATCGGAAGGGCTGCGCACTTCGGCCGCGATCAGCGCGCGGATCTGCCGCAGGTGCTTCAATTCCTGCGCGGCTGATAGTGCCACATCCACGTCAAAAACATCGTTGGCCAACTTTTTGAGTTCGGGGATCAGGGCATCATCGACCTGCTCAAAGTCGAAAATCATAAAGGGCCTTTCGTCCATGACGTTCGGCTTGTCCAGGTCAGAATAAAATTCATACCGCACGCCGTTTGTCAGAATGCCGATGCGCGCCGTGGGGATATTGTGGAAGTAGCGGTGCAGCTGGCTGGCCTTGCCTGCGTCCAGCTTGGCAGTGCAGCATTTCGCCTCGATGCAAAAAATGACATCGCCGTTTCTTTTTATGGCGTAGTCAATTTTTTCGCCGCGCTTTGTGCCGATATCGGCCACATATTCCATGGTCACCACGCGGGGATCAAAAATATCATAGCCAAGTGCCTGGATGAAAGGATTGATAAGGGCGGCTTTTGTGGATTCTTCCGTCACGGCATGGGGCCGCAGTTCCTTTATGCGCGAGGCAAGGGCATGAATACGATCTGCAAAATCCATACTATTTCTTCCTGTAAGAATTGAATTGAATCACCGTTGCGCTGCCTGTGTGTTTTCGCAGGCGGCGCAGCCTTCCTTATCGCCCACACCGTCCAGCAGGAAACGGTTTATCAGGCGACTGTTCTGTTTGAGGGCTTCGCGCAAGTCTTTCTCGATGGCATCCAGTTTTTCCCGCGCCAGCTCCAGGTCAGCACGCAGGGCTGCGTTTTCTTCGGCAAGCTCCTGCCTTTTTGGACTGTCAGAGCCTGCCAGCATTTCCCCTTCGCCAAAATAAAGCCAGTCCCTGGACACATCCGGGTAAAGTTCGAGGATCTGCGGCAACAATGGCCAGAGATTGTTTTGCCTCGATTCGTTCAAGTAGGCATTGAATCTCGACTGCCCTTTGCCAAGTTTTTCGGCAAGAGCTTTTACCGAGCCCGCCTTTGATTTGGCTAAAATTTTTACCCGCTGAAATAATTGCATAAGTCAGAAAACGTCTAAGTTTTTGTCGAAAAGTGACTTTACAAAAGTCAGTTTCTTGCTTTATTATCCTAAACAACGCACACGAAACAAACTAGACCAAACAAAAAACACAAAACTTTTCTAGCAGGAAAAAAAAGAGAGGTCAAAGATGGAACGCTATGACTTGCTCCGAGCCTGGATGACCGACAATTCCGTGACTATGGCGTGGGCCGCCCGCAAGCTGGGCATGACCGCGCCCGGAGTGTCCCGGCTCCTGCGCTCCGAGCGCATGCCCGTCAAGCGCCATGAAGAACTGGTGGCACTGGGCTTTCCCGGGCACCTTCTGCCGAAAGCAGAGGACTATAAACACCCAGGCCGTAAGCCTATGGTGCCAGTATGGGAACAGGCTAACCCTGCCGCCCTGTAACTGAAACGCGAAACCTTACACGGAAATCTCAATGGAAAAGCTGACCAGGATATGCCACGCCGCTGTAAAGAACGCGCCTTCCGGCCTTTCCGCCGAAGCCATAGCCGACCTTCTGGGCGTGAACTACAAAACCATGATGAGCGGCCTTGCCGGTGCAGAGCGCCACAAGTTCGATGCTGATCTGCTTATCCCGCTTATCCAGGCCACCGGCAGCGATGCGCCCTTGAAGGCCATCAGCCGCGCCTGTGGCTGTGTGTTTTTCCGCATGCCTGACGTGGTGGACGATGGCAGCCCGCTCAATCAGAGCATGGCGCAGTCTATCGCGCAATTTGGCGACATGCTCACCGCCCTGGGCGATGCCGTGGCCGATGGCGTCATCAGCCGAGTGGAAGCCCAGCGCATAAACAAAGAAGGGCACGAGGCTCTGCAGGCCATCCTTCAAGTGTTGAAGGTGACCGAACGCATGGCTAACGAATAAAAAAAACGGCCATCAGGAAGGTGGTAGCTCCTGATGGCCAAAACAGCATGAGAGGTTCACATGCACGTTGAAAAGAACGTAAACGCTGACGCGCGCCGCGTCAAGATGAACAGTCACGGTTTTTGCATCCGCTGCACCGGCAAAGAACTGCGTTCCTTCCTGGACAGACTTGCCCAGGCCTGCCCGGGCGGCAAGATGCGCGACATCGTAAACGGTCAAATCAATCTGCAGGCTCTGCTCCTGGCATAGGTGACATGATGGGCGAAGAAATGAAAGATATGCTGGCCGCGCTGGAAGAAGGCGCGCGCAAGGCCATGACCCAGGCCGCGCGCCTGGCCGCGCTGAAAGAAAAGCCCTTGCTGACGCCTGCCGAGGTGGAAGAACTCTACGGCTTCAAGGTCAGCAAGCTGGCCAAGGGCCGCAGCTTCGGCACCGGCCCGGCCTATGTGCAGGCCGAGGAAAGGGGTATGGTTTATTACCGGCCCGTGGATCTGGACGCGTATGTGGCTAAATGCCGCAAGAGGGCTTGAAATGTTCTGCCAGCAAATCGACTGCCGCCTGCCGGTTATCCGGGCACAAGTGGGCATACCTCTGCGTCATGGTGATGCTGGTATGACCCATCAGCTGCGAGATGACCAGCAGCGGCACGCCCTTCATGGCCAGCCAGCTGGCGAACGTATGCCGCAGCGTGTGGAAAACCACACGCTGCGCGCGTGGCGTTTCGGCCTTGTTCAATCCAAGCTCGAGCAGCACGGCGTTGAACACGTTGTGCGTGACACAGCCGTGGCCGTCCACCTTGCCGGGGAACAGGAAGTCAAGGCTGCTCTTGCCTTCCATCAGCCTTGCCAGGATGGCCGCCGCGGCGCTGGACAGGTGCAGGATCCTGCGGCCTGTCTTTCCGTCCACCTCGGCCCTGGATGCTTCGAGATCCACACAGCCCACAGTCAGCGTGAGCAGTTCACCCAGGCGCGCGCCCGTGTAAAGACTGAGCGCCGCAAGGTCACGCCAGCGCGGGGAACGCACCGCCAGAGCAGACAGCAGGGCATCGGCCTCGGCCTGCGTGAGATAGCGCAGGCGCTGATTGTCCACGCGCGGGGGCTTTACGCCCTTCACGGGATTGGTGATCTTCTGCGTCCTGGCTGCCTTGCTCTGCGTGTAGATGGAAGAAAGCACATGCAGCATATGGCGCACACTGGCAGGGGCAAGGCCATCGGCCATCTTCTGCTTCACAAGGTCAGCCACCATTTCACTGGTGATTGTGTCCAGGGCATACGGCCCGAAGGCTGGCAGCAGGTGCTTTGTGGCATAGCTGATGCTGGCCTTGCTGTTCCGCAGCGTGGGCAGGTGCGTGGCCTTGTACAGCTCCCATTCCTCGGCAAGCGTGGGCGCGCTGCCCATGATGCCGCGTCCTTCATTGATAGCGGCATTCCGCATCTGCATCGCGGCTGCCGCCGTCATGCCTTCGGAACGCCAGCCGCACTTCACCCAGACGCGCTTGCCTTCCACCTTGAGGCAGTAATAATAAACCACATCAGGCTTGCCGTTGAAGCGGCGCTTGCTGCTTTCTCTGGTATAGACACCGGGGAACCGTGTGCTGCTGGTTTTCGTTGCCATAACGCTATCCTGCGCCTTTCTTCTGGGCCTTCTCAGGGCTGTTTTTTTGTCTCCCCTTTCGTCTCCCCACGGGCGGGAAAATCTCCCCTCACGTCTCCCCACAGAGGGAAACAGGGCGAAACAGAGAGAAAACACACAGCAAGGCGAATACCAATAAAAGCCGCTATATGCAATCAGGACGAAAGAGAAATGACAATGACGAAAGCCCTATACGTTGAACAGGAAGTTTTACACGTTGAAAAGGAAGTCCTACACGTTGAAGAGGAAGTTCATCATGTCGCCGTCTTTGACGACGTATTCCTTGCCTTCCACGCGGAGGCAGCCTGCGGCGCGGCAGGCGGCTTCGGACTTATGGGTCATGTAGTCTTCGTAGCTGATGACTTCGGCGCGGATGAAGCCCTTTTCGAAGTCGGTATGGATGACGCCGGCGGTCTGGGGTGCTTTCCAGCCCTGCTTGAAGGTCCAGGCGCGCACTTCCTTGGGGCCGGCGGTGAGGAAGCTGGCGAGGCCGAGGGTATGGTAGCCGGTGCGGATGATGTTTTCGAGGCCGCTTTCGGTGATGCCGTAGGATTCGAGCATTTCGGCCTGTTCCTCATCGGAGAGGCCCTGCAGTTCTTCTTCGAG